GGTTGGTTGGTGGGCTGTTGATTATGACGGTACGCTATACCGAATAATGGAACTATACGGCTGTGTGAAGAATGAAGCAAACGAGGGCTTGCAGTGGGACCCACAACAAGTTTTTCAAAGAGTAAAGGAAATTGAAACAACGCATAGGTGGCTGAAAGGTAAAAACATAATCGGCATTGCTGACCCGGCAATATGGCAAAAAACAACAGGTATCAGTATTTATGACGTGGCGGCAAGAAACGGTGTTTATTTCCAAAAGGGCGACAATAATCGAATTGCCGGTTGGCAGCAGGTGCATTACAGATTTACCTTTGCTGCTAACGGCAAGCCAAGAATGTATATATTCAATACTTGTAAAAATACAATCCGTACCTTGCCGACGCTTCAATATGACGAACACAAGGTTGAGGACCTTGACTCAGACGGCGAGGACCATATCGCAGATGAAATCAGATATATGTGTAACAAGCTGCCGATTAAGCCGATAAAGAGTAAGCCGATTAAGGAGCTTGCTGACGACCCACTTAATCAGCGTGGCGAATACAGAAGTAGTATGAACAACTACGGAATTAAGATTTATTAAGGAGCAGAAAAATGAGTAAGTACAAAAATCCTATGGACGAAAAAAACAATAAGGTTTTGAAAGAAACTGAGCAGCAGGCGGACAAGCCTATGAATAAGGCTGACAGCTTTAATCAGGCAAATGGGCTTGAAGTGCACGAAAGCGGCAAGTCCGGCGGCAAGCGATTAAAGGTAATCGGTGTTGAAGAAATAATCAAAGCACGTGAAACACTGCAGAAATACAAGCAACAAAAGCAATCGCTTGAAAGCAGAGTTGTAAACAACGAAGAGTGGTGGAAGATACATAATTGGGAGCAGATAAAGAAAAAGGACGCAGCAAAGGCAGATAGGGAAAATCCTAACGGTATTGAAACGCCCTCTTCATCAGCGTGGCTGTTCAACTCAATTACTAATAAGATTGCCGACTTCTCAGATAATTATCCCGAAGCAAATATAAGGGCAAGGACAGGCGGCGACGTTCCTGAAGCGGAAAGACTTAAGAATGTTATTCCTATGATTTTGAAGCGAAATAAATTTTACAAAACGTACATTGCAGATATATCCGAAAAAAGCAAGAGCGGTACCGGCATAACATACGTAGGTTGGAATCCGAAAAAGGACGGCATAGGCGACGTTGAAATTCAAAATATAAATATTCTTTCAATCTTTTGGCAGGGCGGTATAACGAATATTCAGAAAAGCCGAAATGTATTTACTGTTGAGCTTGTTGATACAGACCTACTGAAAAAGCAATATCCGAGTGAGGCTGAAAATATAACAAGCGACGGTGAAGTTGATTTAAAGCAGTATTTGTATGAGGACTATATCGATACGACCGATAAGAGCCTTGTTATTGATTGGTGGTATAAAAAAGACGGCAAGCTTCACTACTGCAAATTCGTTAATAATATTGTGCTGTTTGCAACCGAAAATGAGCCTGACGAATATCCGAACGGCTATTATGACGACGGTAATTATCCGTTTGTTTTTGATGTTATGTTTCCTATGCAGGGCACTATTGCAGGCTTCGGCTTTATTGACGTAGGCAAGCAACCGCAAGAATACATTGACAAAATGGACGCAGGAATACTCCAAAATGTATTGATGAACTCAACGCCACGCTATTTTGAGCGGCAAGACAGCGAGATAAACGAGGAAGAGTTTCTCGATTGGACGCAACCTTTTGTTAAAACAAATACAAACCTCGGTCAAGATGATTTAAGGGAAATTAATGTTAGAGGACTTGACAGCGCAGTATTTACTCAACGAGACAGCAAGATTAACGAGATTAAAGAAACAACAGCTAACCGTGATGTATCAACAGGCGGTACAGCAAGTGGCGTTACTGCCGCAAGCGCTATTTCTGCACTTATCGAAACAGGTTCAAAGGTAAGCAGAATGGCAATTAAGGGAACGTATGACGCTTTTGAAAATATAATCTACCTCATAATTGAACGTATGAGACAGTTTTATGATTTGCCTCGGTATGTAAGGATAACAGGTGACGACGGCACCGACGATTTTGATACATACGATAACAGCAATTTGAAATTGCAGGAAAGGCAGACACTTCAAGGCGATACGGCGCAATATCTGCCTGAGTTTGATATTGAGGTGGCGGCGCAAAAGGCTTCACCGTACAGCAAGGCAGCACAAAATGAACTTGCACTGCAGCTTTATAGTGCTGGATTTTTCAATCCGCAAAACACTGATCAATCACTTGCTTGCCTTAATATTATGGATTTCGACCACAAGAGCGACGTTATAAATCAAATTAAGAAAAATGGCACGTTGCTTGACGCATTACAGCAGGCACAAATGCAATTACAACAATTGCAGCAGGAAAACGAAAAGCTTAAGGTTATGTGCGATTTGAACATTGACAACAGCAACCTTACAGGAATGAAAGGGAAGCAGCAGGGCAGCAGTCCTGATGTAGCGCAGGCTTCAACAAGCGGAAGCGCAAATATGGAAAGCACAAAGCCAGAGGGAATGCAAAGCGTAAGCACCGGCGACAAAGGCTCACTTGCCGAGCAGGCGGCGCAAAAGGCTAATGAATCGGCACAGCCGAGATAGGAGAGTAAAGAATAATGGTTGAGATTACATACAGAGAGATAAGAAACGGCTTTGAATTAAAGGCTGAGGGACATTGCAGATATGCCGAAAAAGGTAAGGACATAGCTTGCGCCGGTGTTTCTACACTTATTGTTGCACTTGCAAAAACGCTTGAAAAAAACGAAAATAAGTTAAAAATACCGGCACTAATTATTGTTGAGGACGGATATGCGCTTATATGTGCTTATCCAAAAAAGCGATATTATAAAGAAATTGCAAGCGCTTTTGAAACGGTAAAGCAGGGTGTTAGTTGGCTTTCGGAAGAGTTTGAAAAAAATGTAAAAAAGTTATTTTGAGGGTGTGACATTGAAATAACACCCTTAGGTATAATGAGGATAAAGAGCCGTGGGCTTAACCCACAGATTACAGATTCGCTGACTTAATCAGCAGGGAGCATTATTATGCAGAAATATCATATTCAGTTATTTGCCGACGGTGCGGCTACTGCAGGAGCTGACGGAGTAGGTACAACAGCTGAGGGTACGGTTGATACCAATGTTGACGGTGCGACAGGCACACAAGACGCTAAGGAAGAAAGCTTTGACGATTTAATCAAGGGCAGATACAAGCAAGATTATCAAGCTAAATTTGATAAGGCGCTTAACAAGCGTATGAGCAAAGCAAATGCGCAAATTCAAGAGGGTATAGATTTCAGAAACAAGCTTACCCCGGCACTTGAAAAATTCGCCGCTAAATACGGAATTAAAGATTCGACGGATATTGATTCGATTGTATCAGCTATTGACAACGACAATTCGATTTATGAAGAAATTGCAACCGAGAGAGGCGTTACGGTTGAGCAGGCTAAGGAGCTTATGCAGGCTGAGAGAATCATCAGGCGAGATGAAATCAGACAGCAGCAGGACGCTCAAAGAGCAGCTTTTCAAAATCAGTATAACGCTTGGTTGCAAGAAGCCGAAGAATTAAAAGAGTATTATCCGAATTTCAATTTCGAGTTGGAAAGTAAAAACGATAAATTCCGTGAATGGCTTAATCGTGGTATGAGTGTTAAGGACGCCTATGAACAAATCCATTTGCCGGAAATTCTTAGTGGTGCTATGGGTTACGCATACAATCAAAGCCGACAGGATATCGCCGACACAATGAGGGCTAATGCTAACCGTCCGATTGAAAACGGAACATCACAGCAGCAGGCCTCTAATTACAGCGGAATGTCTTTTGACAAATTAAATCAAAATCAAATCAAAGAATTATTAAATGCTGCGAGTATGGGTGAAAAAATTGACGAAAATAATTTTATGAAATATTTGTCAAAATAATATGTAATTCGCTCTTACTTTCAGCAGAAAGGGAGCATTATGAATATTATTAAATCATTAAAAAGCGCAAGTATCAGCGCAAAGAAATACAGCGCACAGCTTTTTGCTGACGCTGTACTTAACACAACCGGCGACAGCGATTTGTCACCGGGTATGAAAATCTTTTATGACACCGCATTGCTTCGAAATGTGGGTAGTCAAACATATTTTGCACAGTTTGGCAAGCAACAACCTTTGCCGAAACACAGCGGTAAAAAGGTTGAGTGGCGTAAATGGAATACATTTACCGTTTCAACTGTTCCGCTCCAGGAAGGTATTACACCTACAGGCGATAAGCTCGGACAGACAAGTATTGAAGCGGAAATTCATCAGTATGGACGTTATGCTACTGTGGCAGATGTGCTTGCCCTTACGCACCTTGATGATGTAATCGGCGGTGCTACAGAGCTATTTGGCGACCTTGCGTCGGAGACAATGGATATTGTTACACGAAACTCTGTTATGACTGAGGCTGTTAAGAATGTACTTTTCCCACGTAAGAGCGACGGCACGGCAGTTGCTTCACGTGATAAGCTCGATAATACTTGTCAGCTCACACCGAGAGTCATAAATAAGGCTGTTGCAATTCTTAAGAAGAATAAAGCACCTAAAATTAATGACTCATATATCGGTATTATTCATCCGTCTGTTTCTTTTGACTTAAGAGACAGCAAAGGTTGGGAAGAGGCACACAAGTATTCTGCAACAAAAGAAATCTTTAACGGCGAAATCGGTGAGCTTCACGGTGTGCGTTTTGTTGAAAGCCCCAATGCTAAGGTTTATGCCGATAATTGCCCGGTAGGCTACAGCGTATATTCAACTCTTATTTTCGGTAAGGACGCTTGGGGCGTTGTTAAGCCTGACGGTGCAAGCCTTAAGATGATTGTTAAGCAGGTCGGCTCAAGCGGCGCAAGCGACCCACTCGAACAGAGAGGCTCGGTAGGCTTTAAGTTTTCTACT